AGCACCACCGAAAGGTGGTGCGGGCGTCTAATCACCCAAAGAGGGTTATCAAAGATTTGTTAGTCAAGTTGCTCTACTCAACCTCCACGTCGCGGTTCCGGTGTGTCTTACCGGGCGCCATGCATGATACTAATGTGCGCACCGGTGCACGTAGTCCATGAGTTACCTGCCACCTTGAGAGCGGTCTGCATGTCCGGCGTGCTCGCAGCCGTGACCAAAACGTAGGCCCAGCCAGCGAAATAAGTGCCGTTCGAGTGGATGGGCCCCTGCTCCAGAATCTGGCAGCAAGGGTCCGCACCCGCAAGGGTGTCCAATCCAAAGCTGTTGAGACCGGTCCCGGATAACTCCCAGATGACATAGTAATAACCATTGTTAACGGGGAGAAAATACGAGCCGTCCGACAGACTGGCTTGGGTGGTTGTGTCGGCAAAACGGACGTCAATACCCCCACCCGTCCTGACAATCTGCAACGGATCACCCATAGGGTGTCCGGGAGATGCTGAAGGAGGGTCGAGGATGCCCGCCCATGTGTAAAAACCAACGGACGCGCGTGAAATGGCGCGGGTGTTGATGTGGGGGGCAGAGAATCTCACCTTATAGGTGATATAGACCTCGCCGATCGCCGCGTCATCCGTTTGTCCAGAGGTACAAACGTAGATGTTGGCGGCGTCGTAGGTTTTGACGTCTGTGTTAGGTGGAACGCCTGCTTGCCTCACGTACCTGCATTTAGAAAATGCATTGAGTGAGGCGGCATTGGCTGTATAGTCGAAGTTCGCCCATGTGGCATTGCGCGTGGCGCCAGCATAGTCCATGATAGCGCCACGGGAAGAAGGTGGTTCATCTGAAGCGTTATAATCAAGAGCAACGAACACTGAACCATTAGTAGAAGTGCCAGTGTCGGTAGCGTACGTGAGTTTAACTTCTTCAAACCGGTAGAAATCGAATTCACTCGCGATTCGATGGAGCCAGCGGAAGTGGCTGAGCCCCGGGTTGAGGGCCCACTGCTGGGTTGTGAACCCAACGGAACCGTAAATGTCTCCCAGGTATTCTCGATAGAGAACCGTGACGGAACCATCTGCGGCGTACTTGTTGCCGGTAACCACGGGGGCCCGCTGTCGCATTTGCTTGACATTGCTGACAAGAGCTTGGCTTTTTGCAGCCAACGGCGGCTTGGGTCCCTTAGGATTCTTCGTGGGCTTAGCCCGCATGGATGAGTGGCGCAAGAGGTTGACGTCTGCGCGTGCCTCGTGTGCTTTAATTTCAAAGGGGTCGATGAGTTCTTTCACCTCCGCCTTGATTTCGTTTTCAACGAAGCCGCCAATCACGTCGGTCCAATCAGACAACGCGCTAGCGGGCACAGCCTTGCCTGTGCGGTGGTTCACTAGAGGGTGAATTTTGCAAAGAAACTTCGGTGCGAACACCAAAGAGAGGTTTGACTAACTAGCGTTTTACTGTAGTCGTGGGTTTAAAAACGGGCCAGGTTCCAAGCAACCTGTCAAAATCCCCCACGACGCCCCGGGCAATCAGCCCTAAGCAGCGGTCTTACGACCACCACTCTTCACCCGCGCTCCACCTTTCGGCTTAGACTTGCGCAGGTCAGGCTTCTTTTGCTTTTTCATGCCCGGGGTTTTCTTCTTAACGGTTTGCTCCTGCGGCTCTTCTTTTGCCGCAATCGTTGTTGGAGTTCCTTCAATCTCAACAACAACAACACTCTTTGCAGGTTTTATCGTAACCTGCGGTGTGATAGGTGGCGGCGTAAGAACTTGGTTAAGAGTGTGAACACCCTCTAGCCAAATTTCAAACCGCCCAACGTCAATTTCGGGGAGACCTTTAAATAGGACTCCTGCCATCCAGTCACCAACATTCTCATTGGGATACTGGCGATCATTGGCAGCGTAAGTGCTCCACTGGCGGAGGTCCCCTGCGGCTCTAAGACCATAGTCTAGACCGTCAGGTTTCACACCAGCTAAGTTAACAACCCTTGTGGAGAGAGGCCCCAATATGGGGGTATTCTTGTCAGACAGGTAAAGGCCTGAAGCTTTCTCCACGAGTTTCATCTCTGCCGTGACATTGACCGGCAGCTTGGTTGTGAGATGAAACTTCTTCAATTGGCGCGCTATATCGCACATGGAGTCAAGACTCCCGTTCCACACATCGGGACTGTAAATGCGAGCTAGGAAAGAGACACCAGGCTCTCCCCTCTGCACGATCTCAGTCTCCACCACTTGGCCAACCCGCAGAGCCATCTTCTTGTGGATGTCCGCGGGCAGGTCCTTCGTTATGCTGTCATCGCCCCCATACAGGCCAAGCTTACGGAAAGCAGCCTCGGGGGTGTTGAACTTACCCGTAACGGGGTCGTTCACTGAGCGAAGGGCCATAAATGCCAAAAAGGCATTGGCTATGGTGTTGGAAAGTGCCGTATCTGGTGAACCAGATAGGCGAGCATCACCAGTATCGTATTTGACACCGTCGGTGGTCTTAGCCTTGCGTCGGCTCAGATCTTCCAACAGGTCAAATAATTCACCCGAATACTGGCTTTCAAACAAGGCCATATAAAAGCCTCGCTCAACCATGCGTAGCAGGTAACTCATGCGTCCGTCAAACCTGGACAGGTCGCTCTGGTTAACGTACGCGGCATCAGCGCAAATGCAGACCACCTTAAGGGCTAAAGATAGTGGATCATTGCTGAACGCATACCACCAAAACCTTTCCGGGTTATCCAGCATGTGCTGTGAGACGGCGTAGGTGTACCTTGAGAATTCACGTTTTGTACCAGTTGGCAAGGGGGTAATGATACGTGGTTCCTTCAGGTTTCCATAAGCTTCGCTCTTGTTAAAGGGCCGCAATTCATCTTCTGACTCGGCAAGGATGGGACAGTAGCCATCAGCCCTATCCAGAAGACTTCTCTGGGTTGGGCGGGCTTGCTTGTCCCTAACCGTGTCATGGTCAGTGGGTTTAAGGATATGCTTGCTAGGAACCAGCAACGCAACAAATTCAGAGACAAATCTCAAAAGTTGTGGGGTTGGCTTCACATCGTTTGGCTTTACAGCTATCGAAGTGATCCTCCCTTCCACCGCCCACTCAGAGTTCGCCCTACACTTGGTAGGTGCGAAACCACCATCCACCAAAGGACCCATAAATGGGACCATGGAGGGGGCTTCATCCCCAGTGTAGTTGTTGGATGGGTTACTGGTGTAACTCATAACTGTTGGGGTTGATCTGAATGTGTCAGCAGCGGAAGCGGTGTTCTTTGCATGATAGTTCAGCAAAGTCAAGGCAGCAAACTTATCCTGTCCTGACAGGTATGAGTTAATGGCCGGAGCGCTGAGCCCGTGTTTTGAGTTCTTGGCCATCATGCGCACCGCGTCGTCTTCATGCGCCGGAACCGTAGCTCTGGCGTACATTCCGACCTCTGCGGTTGACACGTTGACACCTCCCATCGGTCCTGCGCCGTAGGACCTAATGCGTGTGAAACCCCCAAACACGGGTTTGAACCTGCTAAGTTCAACGGCCGAAATGTCAGATGATAGATATGCGGCCAAGCCAGTGAATCTGGCTAAAGGCGTCAACATGACAATCGACCGGTTGGTCACGGAAGTTGCTCTTCTCTCCACTAGATAGTACTGTCTTAGATAGGGAAAGCCAAGAAAACGTTTCGTGGAAACGACGCAATCAGCGCCATAATCCCACAACTCGTGCTCATAAGCAGCCCCACCCT